CGGTCAGGATCGCGTACACCAGGTCACCGATGGTGCGGATCGCGGCACGGCCCATGCGACGCGGGATCTTGGTGAATGCGTCCAGGTCGTCGTTGATGATCGTCTGACGGGTCAGGTTGAACATCTTGCCGTAGGTCGCCAGCTGCACGGTCTCGCCACGCTCGCCGACCTCGGCGTACTTGTATTCGCCACCGTCCTGGATCTTGTCCAGGCCCGGGAAGGTGTTCAGGTCGAGGCGCTTGCCCGGCTTGAAATCGCCCAGGCTGCCCTGTGCAGTCCACAGCTGGAAGGTCTCGTCGGCTTCCTCGTAGCCCTTCAGCATCGACTTGTTGGCGACGTTCGACAGCAGCAGCGGGAAGTCCGAGCTGGTGTGCGTGAACGCGGCCGCGACCACGTCCATCTTGCCCATGCCGCGCACGTTCACGCCGGCGTGCGCCAGGCATTCGCGGGCCAGGTCCATCACCGAGAAGCCGCGGTAGTTGTTGGCGGTGTCGTCCTTGGCGATGCTTGCGCGGGCCAGGAGCGATGCCTGGGCGCCGGCACGGAACTTGTCGCGCTCGTCTTCCAGGGTAACGATGTAGTTGCCAGCGACCGGCGCTGCGCCGTTGCCCAGGTGGGCCAGCAGCTTCTGGTTGGCCTGCTCCACGGTGCAGTCCTGGTCGTCCGCGCAGGTGGTCAGCAGCGCCGAAACGCCGGGGTGGGTGGTGAACTTCGCGAACGCAGCAGCGATGCCCGAGCGGCGGGCTTTGTCGGCTTCGAGCGCGGCTTTGGCTGCAGCCTGGGCCGCCGCCTTCTTTTCTTCTTCCGTCATGGTAGGAGTAGCTTTCTGTTGAGGTTGAGGCGCGGCAGCTGCCGCCGGGGTGGATGGCTGCGGGAACGACTGGTACCGCGCCTGGATAGAATCTTTGAGGTGGGCCATCGCCGCGATCGGCAGGCCGGTGATGATGCTGTCGACAAACTTCGCCTCGAGCGCCTGCTCGGCGGTGTACCAGTGGTCCTTGCCATCGGTGAGCAGGGCCAGCATCTCGGCCTTGTCGCTGCCGGTCTTGGATGCGTAGGTGGTGGACATGGCGTCCGCCCAGCTATCGAGCATGTCGGCGTAATCGCGCATGGCAGCGCTGTTGCCAGAGTTCCAGCCCCACGGCGCATGGATCATCAGTTGTGCGTTCTCGGCCATCTCGACCGTGTCGCCGGCCATCGCGATCAGGCTGGAGATCGAGGCAGCGATGCCGTCGACCACCGTGGTGACGTGCGCCTTGTGACGCTTGATCGCGTTGTGGATGGCGATGCCGTCGGTAACCGAGCCGCCATAGCTGTTGATGCGCACCGTCAGCTGCTCGACATCGAGCGCGGCCACGTCACGCACGAAGCTGCTGGCGGCGATGGTATCGCCATACCAGCTCTCGCCGATGTCGCCGTAGATCAGGATCTCGGCGGCGCCGGCCTGCGCGGCGCCGGCAGCGCTTGCTTGCACAGCTGCCTTGGCACGGATGGTGTACCACTTCGGTACCTTGTTATCTTCAGTCGGTGCGGCCATCGCCTGTCCCTTGTCGATTACTGATGAGTTGAAGGCTGTAGTTTGTTTGTCTGGGAGTCTCATTTCTAGGGAGAAATGAGACAATTTTTATAAACGGTATGGTCGAAAAAAAACCGCCCGCAGGCGGCTTCTTTACAGCTACTCCGGCTTCTTCCCGTCCGGTGTCGGATCCTCTTCGTCGGGTGGTGGCGCCGCCGCCTCGGCCTTGTTTTTGTTCGCGAAGTCGGACGCGAACACCAAGCCTTTTTTACGGCACTCTTCACGGTGCGCCAGGATCTGCTCGAGCACATCGCGCGGATTGGCGCCGCGCTTGCGCATGACCTCGACCTCGCTGGCGAAGCCGTCCTCGACCAGCGAGTGCCAGGCAAGCGCCTCTTTCAGCGGATCGATCCAAGGCATCGACTGGCCGACGAACAGTGCGTCGTCCGCGGTTGCCGGGTTCACGTCGCGCGGCATCGGTACGACACCGGACAGGTGCGCCGCCTGGACGAAGTCATTCCACACTGGCTGAACAAACTGCCCCACGAATTCATCGCACAGAACGGCGTAGTGGATCCACTGCTCGACCAGCTCCTGTCGCTGCGAGGAATAGGTGCCGCTATAGTCGCGCGCGATGCTCGAATAGCTCCCGCCCAGGCCGGCGGCGACGGCGCGCAGCTGGCCCTGGCGGAAGGTGACCAGGTTGGGGTTTGGTCGGTTCGAATCGATCATGCCGATCTCTTCGCCCACACCCAGCGAGTCGATGATCATGCCAGGCGAGAAGTGCAGTTCGCGCGGTGTGGCCGCAGTGCCATCGGTTTCGGGATAGAGGGTAGCGTCGCCCTTCTTGACGTAGGCCGTCAGCGAGGCGGCCACCTTGGCGGCCACACGTTCCGATTCCTCGTAATCCTTGATGTCTTCGAGCCGGGTAATGACGCTCGCAAATTCGGAGACGCCGCGCATCTGGCCAATGCGGTCGACCGATGCCACATGGTGCATACGGCTGGCTTCGATGCGCTTCAGCTCATAGCTGCCCTTCGTCAGCAATTCACCCGGGAAGCTCTTGTACGCCCAGTAGGCAGTCGGCTTGCCCCAGGTGTTGCGCTCGATGCCCTGCTGGATACTGCGCCCCACGTCGTGATAGTCCAGGGGAATCATGTCCGGCTCGATCAGCTCGAGCGAGTACGGCACCAGCGTCGCGTGGTCGAGCAGCGGCACGGCGCCGATCAGGCGCTGCGCGAAACACTCTCCATCGCGTAGCCACGTCTTCGCGACCAGTCGCTGCACCTTGCTCCAGTGGTGACGCTGGGTGACTTCCGGGTTCTGCTGCCAGTCGCGATAAGCCTGGCGTAGCGCGGCGGCGTATTCTTCGTGAATCGTCCCGTCCTTGCGCCGCGGCTGCGGCTCGATCCCGATGCCGTTGGGGCCCACCACGTTGTTGATCAGGGTGCGCAGGGCGCCGCGTGCGATGTCGTGGTTCTGCTCGAGGTGGCGGGCAAGACTGCGCAGTGCGACGGCTCCCTGCTGCACCTGGGCGTTCGGCGGTTTGCGATCCTTGGCGCCCTTGCGCAGGCGCGACGGCTTGGCCGCTTCGTATTGGTTCAGCACGTTACGTGCAGCCAGTCGCCGCACGCCAGCTGCAGGCGAGAAAAACGCGACGACCTGGTCGAACGCGTTGAGGCGGATCTTAGTTTTCGCTTCCACAGTTAGTCCCGGTTGAAACTCGCGACCGAGAACGGCCGGCCGCCGAAGGATGGGCGCCCCGTTCGTTGGCCGGCCTCCTGGGCGACGCGCTGCTCCCATTCCTTGCGGCCGCTGCGGATTTTGTCGAGGTCTTCCATGCCCATGGATCGGCCCTGGAAGGTGATCGTTTTTCCGGCGAGGATTGCCAGCTCGGCCTCCAGGTATTTGGCGAGCATGGTTGCTGGTGATACTGTTGACGACATCTGAGCCCCCGGTGAAATGGAGGCCCAACACTATCAATCGCGCTGTCTCATTTCTAGGGAGAAACGAGACTCAATCGCCCTTGATGATCTTGTAAAACTGGGCACGGCTGATGTTGTGTTCGATCATCAGCTCACGCCGGTTCATCCCGTTGTACTTGGCCCGGATCGCCAGCGCGCGCGCTTCCACGTCGATGTCGCTTTTCTTGACATAGACCTCCTGGCCGCCCCACTGCGTACGCAGCATGCTGTCGACCAGCTTCTGCTTCTCAGGCGTGAACACGGCCAAGCCAAGGGTTGCCCCTACGAGGCTGACCATGGAACTGACAATATCAATATGCTCATTCTGCATTTATCAAAATCCTCTACTTGACCAATCATCGGATGCGAACGGGTTCCCTCCGATCCTTCGTTGCGGCGCCGGCGGCGCGGCCGGTGCTTCCTTCGGCCGCGCCACCTTCTCCGGCGGCTTGACCGGTTCCGGCGTGGGCACCGACACCGGCGCCGGCGCGCTGAACAGATCGCCGATTACTGGCTGGACTTCCGCCTCCAGGATGTCCCACCACTTCGCCGGCTTCTTGGCCAGCTCCAGGTGCGTCTCCAGCCAGACCGCGTAGACCGTGCAATCCCATGCCTCGACGCGCTTGCGCAGCGCCGTCCAGCGCGATTCCTTTCCGTTGGCGGTAGCTCGCTCCACTCGTGCTTCGCCTGCCATTTGTGCAAAGTATTCATCGCTCGCATCCTTCGAAAAGTGCATATAGCCGGGCCCCGGCCTGGTGATCTGCAGCCGGCCGTAGATCAGGTCCTTCGCCAGGTTGGTACCGACCTGCCAGAGGATCAGGCCGCGCTTCCTGGTCTTGCCGCGCCAGTCGATGTCGACCTTCGACGCGCCGTCCTTGATGTGCTTCTCGCGGCCCGACCGGCCGCGCACCGCGTAGATCTTCCGGCCCAGCGCCGCCTGCGCGTGCACGAAGCTGTACACGGCCTGGGTCTTGTGGCCGGCCGAGTCAATCGCCGCGGCGTAGATCCGCAACTTGCTACCGCTCGCGTGTTCGAACTCGGTCTCGAACAGGTACTCGGCCACGTCCTGCCAGACCGCGTCTTCGTCCGGATTACCGTAAAAAATCTTGTGGTCGATGTGCCACTTCTGACATCCGCGCCCGTAACCCCAGACCGTGACTTCGATCCGGTTGTCCTGGGTGTCGCAGCCGGCCAGCAGCCGCACGCAGCCCATCGGCACGGTGCCGAACTTGTAACCATCGGCCCGGTCCTTCAGCTGGTCGGCGTCGGTCTTCTCCTGCTCGATCGCCCACACTTCGCCAAGGGTCGTGTTGGTGAAGGTCTTCAGCAGCGTGATGTCGCCGGACTGAGCCTTCTCGTACGCATCGAGGAATTCCTGGACGATCGTCGACCAGGTCACCATCGGGCTGTACACGGTCCAGACGTGGAACGCGATGTGCGCCAGCGCCGAGATCTCCTCCCCGGCCGCATTGCGGAACACGCCGGCCGCGTCGATCGTGATGCTCCCGTCGGCGTTCTGCCAACGTCCCTGGTCCGCGACAGCCAGGTACTGCGCCTGAGTGATCAGGCAGGTGCAGTGCGGGCACATGTGCCGCACGGTCTCCGGATCACGGTTTATCCACTTCAGGCCGTGCGCATCGTCCTTCTTGCCCCAGGTGAGCGAATGGAATTCGCCACACTCCGGGCACGGAATCGCGTACTTGAACCGCTCGTCCGCCGCCGTGTGCCGGTCATCAATCAGCGAGAAGCCCTGCAGCTTCGGAGTTGAACCCGTGATCAGCTTCGGGAACGTCGCGCCCTCAACCCGCTTTTTGGCCAGCTTGTCCGGCGACCCTTCTTTCTCGATGTCGCGATCAAAAGCATCGAGCTCGTCCAGCAGCGCGACATCGACCGAGATCCGGCGGTACGCGCGCGCAGCTGTACCGCCTCGCGTGTGCAGCAGGCACCCGAGGAATTTCTTCTGTGCGAGCGTGTTGTCCTTGTGACGGGACACGTGGGCCGGCATCGCCTTGCGCATGACCTTCACGTCACGCAGCATGGTGTCGAGCTCGGTCTTCACGAACTCGTCGCTGTCGCCGTCCGTCGGTTGCCAGAGCGCCTGGTTGCGGCGTTTGTGCTCAGCGAAGTAGCCGACCGCGGCCAGCAGCATCTTCGTATAGCCAACCCGGGCCGACTTCTTGAAGTCGATCTCGCGGATGTCGTCGTTACTGATGCACGCCAGGATGCCGCGCTGGAATGGCCATGGCACCCAACTCTGCTCGACGTACGACGATTCCTTCGACAGGTAGAAGTGCTCGCGCGCCCATTCCTCGAGCGTCATCGGGGGCGGCACTCCAAAGGTGCCCAAGCCGCGCGTCACGGTCTTGGCCAGCTCGGGCGACTTCCAATTTACGACCTCGTACATGTTGCTCATACGTCGATCTCCTCCCCCTCTGGC